GTACATCACAGCATCCTTCTTCCTACGGAACTTGATGTGTTCGTAATCTACTACGTGTATATGTAAAGGGCCACCGTGTTCCTTGACCAGGTCCTCACCGTTGATGGGATATATGGTTATCCTCTCGTGATCCGGCAGTTTGATCTTGTACCCCCATACCATGGGCCACCAGTGCAAGGGATTGAGGGAATCAAACTTCTCTGACATCACCAACAGGAACAAGAAAGGTATTATGGTCCACGGTTCCACATACCATGCAATGGCATCTACTGTTAACCAATCTATAAAGTGTACTACCCCTGTCCACCCTCCCCATATGGTGAACAGTATGCCCATCATGGGCCAGAACTCTTCATCCATGTCCATATCGATCTCATGATGTGTCCTGTACTGTGCGAACTTGTGCGGACTCAGTTTCATAAAAGTATTTAATAGTGTATGATAATTACTTGCACATAATTTGTTGTAACGCTCCCAGTGAAGTTCACAACACTAACCCCAAACATTAATAACTATGGAATTTGCTATATTATTGGCAGGTATCGTTTACGGCTTGATCATTGGCCTGATACCGGCCGCAGGTGCAACAACAGGTTTAATAACACTATTTGGAATCATGCCATACTTCGTGGGAGACCCCTACCTTGGTGTAATCTTTTGTGTTGCTGTCGTTGCCTCATCTACAACCGGTGATTCGTTCAGTGGTGTGCTACTAGGCATACCCGGAGCCAACTCCGCGGCCGCAACAATGGTCGACGGCTTCCCCATGGCCAAGAACGGTGAGGCAACGAGAGCATTGAGTGCCGCAATAACATCAAGCACAGCGAACGGATTGTTCTTTGGATCATTGACATTCTTGTTCCTGCCCTACTACACAAAAATTGTCATGTACATGGGCATACCCGAACTGTGGGCATTGGTGTTGTTGGCATTTGTGACTGTGGGTTTCGTGTCCACTAGGAAATATGTTAGAAGTGCATTGGCAATAGTGATAGGTGTTACCATAGGACTGGTGGGTGTTGATGTGAACAACGTGCCTCGTTTCACTATGGGATGGAGATACCTCGAAGACGGTGTACAGATACTGCCTTACGTTGCAGGCTTGTTTGCAATACCAGAGCTATGGAACGGTTGGTTCAACAGGAAACAGACTGCCACGATCAAAGCAGAGCATGGCAGTTGGCAGGATCTCAAACAAGGTGTTAGGGACACGGTCAGGTGTTGGAAGGACAGCATCAGGGGAGGAATGATAGGATCATTCATAGGACTGCTACCCGGCCTAGGTGGTGCCATGGCAGACTGGTTGGCGTATGGAGCCACGGTTGCATCTAATCCTAAAGAGAAATTTGGAAACGGAAACGTCAGAGGAGTGGTGGGAGCGGAAGGTGCCAACAACGCACAGAAGGCCGCCTCATTTATTCCAACGGTGTTGTTTGGTATCCCAGGTGCATCATTTGCCGCGATACTGATGGGACTGTTCTTGTACCTAGGCATTGATCTAGGATCCCCAGACACGTTCGAAGACAAACAATTATTCAACAGCATGACCTACGCATTCTTGCTAGGCACAATCATAACTGCTGTAATCTGTTATGGGCTGGCATATTTTGCAGGATGGGTCACACGATTACCATACGTGTATTACTTTCCTTTCATACTTGCTGTGATAGTTTGGGCGACCTTACAATACACAGGCGGGTGGGAAGACCTTGCAGTACTATTAGTATTCTCGATATTTGGAATACTATGTAAAAAATTCCAAGTGAGCAGGCCAGCACTGCTTATTGGATATCTATTAAGTGACAGGATTTATAGCCTCACTTATCAATTAACAACACTCCACACAGTGAATGATTTAATTACAAGACCGATCTTTATTTGTTTAATGATCTGTGTTATACTTTTACTGTATTGGGGATTAACAAAACGGAGTAAACTAGACTATGCTTAAGAAAACAATAATAGCTTTGTTTCTAATGACAACGACAGCTATGGCAGACTACAATTTAATAGTACCACAAAAACCATCTGGTGGAACATCTGTGTGGTCACAGATAGTTGTACAGGAATGGGAGAAACACCTAGGTGAAAAGATCAACTTGATCTACAAGCCGGGTGCTAGGGATCAACTAGGACCAAATGAGTTCCAAAACAAACTGAGGTTTGATGACAAGACTATATTAGTATCACATGGTGGTAACGGTATATCATATCTTGTTGAGCCAGTAGACTACGACTACATGGATTGGGAATCAATCGGACAGATGAACTTGAACATCATCGTTGGTGCAAGAGACAAAGCAGATACCAAGAACGGACCTATACAGTTTCCATCAGGATCTGGAATGACTCCAGAGATCATGGCAATTGTTATGTTGCTTACAGGACCAACCGGTGATCCAATCAAAACATTCGAAGACAAGATCGTTTGGGTGAAAGGAATGAAAGGTTCAGAGAGAAGACTAGCATTCATTAGAGGTGACTTGAACGCAACCAGGGAAAACCCTGCCGCATACAAGAAACATGTGATGCCAGTTATCAAGAAGGGTGATGCATACACATGGTTCCATCATGGACTACTGAATGTTAAAACAGGAAACCACGACAAGGATCCTAACTTCACAGAGCCAACGTTTGAAGCACTGTTTGAATCCACGTACGGTGTTGCACCAAGTGGTGACTTCTACGATGCATACAAACTTGTCAAGAGTTGGAGAGATGCATTACAGAAAGCATTCTGGGTGAACAAGGGCAATCCAAACAGAGCGAAACTTGTTGCCGCCCTGGACAAGATGATCAAAGACCCAGCGTCAGTCGCCGCTATCGAGAAGAAAGTGGGCAAGTACGAATGGAGAACAGGTGCAGAGGGTGATGCCGCAGTTAGGACATTGAAGTCATTCATTACACCAGGTGCGTTGAAAACACTTACTGACTTTGGAAAGAATCAGTTAGGTTACAATGCTGTGTACAAAGAAGAGCTGACCAAATAATGTACATACTGTTTACAGGGGCACCAGGATCAAAATGGAGTAGTGTTGTTAAAAACATCTACTGGAGTGATGACATAGATCACACCGATTATTCTGAGGCTAGAACATATCGCCACGATGCTGACACCCCTGGACGCAGTCACCTAATGCACATTGGAGCCTACTGGGATCCGGGCATGGAGTTTGATGTGGACGAATGGGACAAACCATTCTCTGGCACGGGCAAGAGGATAGTGAAAGCACACACGTTCGCACACAATCTCAATGAACTGAAGCAGTCAGGACATCCAATAGTGATGGTGTACAGGAACGACCACGAGTGTCTGGAGTGGTGGAAACTGTGTGGCGAGTTTAAGATCACGTACCCCAACTACCAACACTTCGAGGACCTAGACAAGATGTGGGATCACATACAGGCAGAGAACCGAGACACAATGCAGTTCATTAAAGATAACAAAGATAGAATTCACAAACCCAAAGACAATGTTGACCTGTGTAGGTTATTAGATATCAGTTTTCCTGACACAAAGGGAAAGATACATAATTACATACACAAAGGAATTGAAGTATATGTCTACAAGTAGTTGGGAAGACCTAAAAGCAAGAAGCAATTATCACTTCAACAAGTGGCACCGGGACACGGACAATGTACGACACCTGGGCAAGTTCACAGGTGGCTGGCAGGCAGAACTACAAGCAGTCATAGAAGATGGCAAATCCCTAAACTGGGCCAACCGTAGGGAAGGTACAGGCAGGGCAAGTCCTCACATAGAAGCGGAAGAGAATGACCTAAAGACAGCAGGTGCAGATCCCAAGATGACCATATACAGAGGACTGGCGGACTTCACCAAGTGTCCAACACTGCAAAGGATGACAGACTTCTTTGAAATGTCTTTCGTGCAACCCAAACTGCACATACAGTTCACCGGTGATGTACTGAACATGCACATAGACAGGTTGTATGATCTAGATACTGACCCAAATAATATTGTGCGTATAATGGTGATGCTACAGGATTGGGAACCTGGACAGTTCTTGATGTATGGCAATGAGCAGTTTGACAGATGGCGTACAGGTGACATACACAAGTTTGACTGGCAGAACCTACCACACGCAACCGCAAACGCCAGCAATAAACCCAGACCAATGCTGGTTATAACAGGTGTCATGACAGACAAGACCAGAGACATACTATCAAAGCCAATCAAGAAAAAGATATAGACCTATACAAACTTTTAATATATTATTAGAGTATGAACAAAAAAATATTCGCACAACTGCTGGGACACAGTCAAAATGATCTCGACAAGATAACCCAACCTTACATACTGGAAACATTTGGTGTTGAAGTGGCTCGTTGCGACACACTGGAACAGTATGCGGAGGCGATAGATGTGGCCTGCCTACACAAGTACTTCTCCAAGTACTGGGAAAATGACATAAAGAAATGGAAGTACTCTGGACTGGCACTGGTTGAAGAAGTCAACAGCCTGAAGCCAAGAGCAGTGCTGGACGTTGGGTGTGGATACAATGAGTTCCGAGGCAAGATAGACAACTTGATAGGAATAGATCCTTACAATGACCGAGCAGATCACGAAGTTGGCACATTAGAATATAAAACAGATCAAAAGTTTGATGTGATATTGTGTTTGGGTTCTGTAAATTTTGGTAGTAGGGATAAAATAATTTCAGAAGTAGGTAGGTGTGTAGCTTTATTAGAAGATGGTGGCACCATGTTCTTTAGGGTCAACCCAGGTGTGCAACACAACAAGCCTGAAGCAGACTGGATAGAGTTCTTTGCTTGGAATGTTCCGTTTATGATTGAACTTGCGGAAATGTTCAATCTACAAGTGCTAGACATACGTGATGACACAAATCAACGTAAGTATTTCGTCTATAAAAAAAAATAATTGGCTGTTTTAAACATTAATTGTTCGTTTTTGGTTATATTGGTGTTATGTAACCAGTAAAATTAAAGTAAATATGTAGACAAATACAAAAGACATGTTATTATATTAAATAGACTTATATGAATAGACGAACGAAAAGTATCCTAGAAGAATTGTCATCGGCAACGTTCAACAAAGATCCAGAAAATTTTGTAGATTCACGAGCATCACACATAATTGATTCAGCCATCAATTTAATATACTACATAAGAGAAAATTTTGAAAAAGAAACTTCGTACCTATTAGAAAAAAAATTTAATTTGGCAATAAAAAATTTAGACGGTACGAAATTTAGCAAAGGTGTTAGTAAAATTAAAGAACTTAAAGAAGTAAAAAAATCTCTGTCTGTTAAAGAAGGTGAACTTCAAGACGAGGACGAGTAATGTTAGTTGAAGAGATTCTACACGAATTTAAACGCACACACCTAGAGCACATTGAAGATATTATTTTAACCAACGGCCACGAAGGTGGCAAGACAGTGGTTGGATATTTCACAGACATTTATAATATGCTAAAAGGTTCAGCTACTAACTCTGTACAAGTTTCAGTCAAATGGGACGGTGCACCCGCTGTGGTATGTGGAACCAATCCAGACAACGGCAAGTTCTTTGTAGGCACTAAATCAGTATTTTCACAAACACCTAAGATCAATTACACAAAAAAAGACATAGCAAACAATCACGGCACAGAGGAACTGGGACAGAAACTGTTGAAGTGTCTGGTACATCTTAAGAAACTAAACATACAGGGAGTAGTACAAGGAGATATGATGTTTACAGATAATGATATCAGTACACAAAATATCAGTGGAAAATCCTATGTAACATTTAAACCTAATGAAATTGTTTATGCAGTTCCTGAAGGATCAGAAATAGCAGATCAAATAAGTCAGGCAAGTGTAGGCATTATATTTCATACAACGTATGCAGGTGAAACACTGGCCAACATGAATGCCCAGGCAGGAGCAGACGTATCGTCATTTGTTAAAACACCTAATGTGTGGTTTGACAATGCTACATACAAAAATGTATCGGGTTCGGCTACTTTTACAAAACAAGAGTCAGATGAATTTAAAAACGGAATATTAACTTTAAAATCATTGCTAACTAACGTTCCAAAAAATCTTTCAGCAATGCTAACTTCAAATAAAGATTTTGTGCCAATGTTTCAAATGTTTATAAATGCCGAAGTCAAACAAGGACGTCTGCCAACCAATGCCAATCAATTTTTAAAAGCCTTTCAAGAATTTTACGTTAATAGAATGAAACAACAATCATCAGGATTGAAAGCACAAAAGGCTATAGAATTACGACAACAAAAAATGAAAGATATGCCAAAATTTTTAGCAACAGTCAAAAAACCATTACAGTATATGCTGGCGTTCTATAAACAGACACAGATAATGAAACAACAGTCTCTTGAAAAAATGAATCAAGCGATGGCGATAGGAACATTTTCCCAAACCGATAATGGTTTAGAAGTAACAGATCCCGAAGGATTTGTGGCAGTGGGTGCAGATGGCGGAGCAGTTAAATTGGTTGATAGATTAGGTTTCAGCAGAAAAAATCTCACAGCTATCAAAAAATTCCAAAAAGTTTAAAACAGTCTTATTAACTGATTTAGAAAGCCATTCCCTATTAAAGAAATGTTTAGCATTATGTTTTCTTATATCATTAGTACAATTATACAGTTCTAATGGATCTTGTTTCTTGAGTTGCCTACATAGGTCGACTATCTTTTGCATTCGCTGATCATTGTCCTCACACTCATCATATGATTCATCAAAATAATCACCAAATGTTTTAAATCCTAATTTTTTTAAATGTTTGAGATAGTAAGGCCACGAATGAACAACAAATATTTGTCCTGCTAGTATTGGTTTCCATATTTTTTCAGTAACAAATATTTCATTTTTCAATACTGTTGATTCGCTTACAATGTTCACTGTAGAATGATTGTAAGGCAACTCAAATATATCTCTATCATATCCATATAAGGGATAGTTTTTAGCATCAACCCATGGCAGTTCATATTTTTGATCTAATCGTATGTCTCGTTTTATAAAACTAAAAAGACTATTGTCTAATAGATTGTTTTTTTCTATTAGATCAAACAGTTTTTTTCTATGTTCTCTTTCCACTTTGTTTAAATAGAAAAAATCAAATTTCTTTTGTGAATGATCAAAATTAAATTTGTTATTTTTATATCGATCGTACATCATTGACCAAAACCAGTTGTCCATGCCTGACCATTTAATGCATCTAGAGTTTTTAATATAAGGATTATATTGCTTATACCAAGACATATTAGAATGGGTTTCCCATGGATATGCTAATATAAACACAAATCCTTTCTGTTTTAATTTGTTCATTCGTTTTTCTATATCATCCCAGTATGATTTGCTTTGCCATAAGGCGTGATTATCCATGCGATGATCAATTATAGCAAATTTTCTATGATATTTTTCTAAATCTATTCCATCAACTGTGTAATAATCGGACAAGTAAGTAAATTCTTCATCTAGGGTGTTGTGCTTTAAGAACTGCTCAATAGCAATATGATTGCCAGTCTTCATTAAGTCAGTTAATATCAAATTACATTTTGTCATACTATAAATACGTGTATGTTAACACCTTTTTTACAGTATGTAGCCGAAGCTAGAGTTGTCAGAAGAAATGCTGACCTGCAACGATACACATTCCAAGAAATACAAGAAAAAATATATCTAAGTTTTTTGACCCTTAGTTTACTAAAAAACTTCAATCAAACTGCTATTTGGGTAAAGAAGTACGGAACTGAAACTTTAACATACGGTGCCTTTGATCGTGTAAGAACAACAGCAAACGATCTACACAATATGTTAGCAGTTGTCGACGGCGATAAAAGCATAGTTGATAAATTATCTAATAAAATACAAGCTAATGCACTAAGACAAAGAGCATCTTTACCAACGTTGGCAGTAAAAAAATATCTAAGAAAGTTTTCAGATGATTACCAATTTCTAACAAAGCTCGAAAGTTCTTTAAACATCACAAATACCGACTATCGTAACCTAAGGAGAACTATTAGTGATTATAAAAACCTAGATGGAAGACGGAAAAAACTTACAGTTACAAGATTACTCCAGGCCCTGAGAGCAAAATTGCCAGGAACAGATATTGCCAAGAAAGCAGAAGAATTTGGCAAAAAGCAAAAATTAGAAATAGACAATGTGATTGATGCTGAAAGAAATGTTAAAAATATTCCAATGACTCCCGAAGAGTTGACTGCTTATAGAATATTTGTTGGTCCTAGTAATATCAGAAAAGCAAAAATGGCATTTGATATGGCCAGACAAGGCAAAGGCATATCCGCACACCTTGCCTCTGCATATGCTCCCATAATGCAAATGATTGATGACGTGGCCAAGGGCGGATTCACATATGTGAGACTTCTTAAATCGATAGCCGAGAGAGCAAAAAACTCTAAAAAATAGTGGAAAGCCAAGATCTAAATTTTTGGGTTCTTCATTCCGGTCATACAAAACCAACCTATGTAGAAAACGATAAGAAAACCCAAACAGCACAGAGAGATAACGCATTAAAATATATCAAGCAATGGCGTGTGTGCCTGGACATAGGTAGTAATGTGGGACAGTGGACAAGACCCCTGGCAAAGAGATTTGACAGCGTGATATGTTTCGAACCCAACCCCAACTTCAGAGAATGCTTTGACAAGAACATCACGGAATCAAACGTGACGTTGTGGCCCTACGGTCTGTCAGACAAAGAACACACAGCAAAGCAAGACTTTAACTCAACAGTCTTACAACAAGAAGATGGTGACATCAAGTGCAGGGCACTGGACAGTTTCGGACTGACTAATGTGGACTTCATTAAGATAGACGTGGACGGTTTCGAGGTACCACTGCTGAACGGTGCCAGGGAGACCCTGAGCAAGAACAACGCCGTGATCAACATAGAGATGAAGAGGGACAAGAGACAGCACATATCTAAGCAAAGTGAAACTATCTTACAGGATATAGGATACAAATTTAAGGAACGCACAAAAAGTGATGAGGTGTGGGTAAAATAAAGTATGAGCGTTGTTAATCATGATGGCACTGTTGGCTACGTTCACCTAGCCAAGACTGGTGGTACTTCCATTGAAAACGTGTTAGTAAGTCTAGGTTGGAAACATTTGCCACGTCCACCTTTCAAAAAATCTCACATAGTTGGACATGAAGTAATGAAGGCAAATATTCCTACCTTACAAAAATCTTATTCCGTTGTCCGTAATCCTGTTGACAGAGCAATAAGTTATTACAGACACGCAGTATACAGGCAGTTAGAAAGAGCGAAAGAAAATAATTGTCAAAAACAGTTGAAAAGACTGGAAACACTGCAACTAGGATTCCTGCCATGGTTTTGGGAACACTGCCACACCTATCACAGATGGAAAGCAGTACACCAATCAATGTTTGAAACTGTGTACAACAACAAAATTACAGTTAAGGATCATACCGATGTTTACGATTATGATGATCGTAATAATTTTTGGAAAGCAATCATAGGTTATGTGCCTAAAGAAAGCAAAGCAATACACAACTATAATGGATTGATAGAAAAACCCAAACTTAACCTGCAGGAAAGGACAGAAATAATAAAAATCTATGAGTTAGACTTTCAAACATGGGGTAATCAGTTCAATTGGCAGTAAATCGTAATATTACAGCATAATTTACCAAATAAATCTATAAATAATAACAACGGGTCACCGGAGCGGTGATTCGCCATTTAACAGAGAAACAAAGGAGAATAAAAATGGCAATAACAAAAAACAACTTCTCACTAAACCAAAACTAC